GCTCAGCCAACCGGCACCTGCTGTTCGGCGGTGGTATCGGCATCACGCCCATGCTGGCCATGGCCTATGAGCTTTCACATCAAGGGGCCGACTTCGAGTTGCACTACTGCTTCCGTTCCAGTGAACGCGCAGCGTTCGTGGCGATGCTTGCGCAAACACCGTTCGCCAGACGCATCAAGTTTCATGACGACAGCGGCGCACAACGCCAGAAGCTGGATGCGTCGGCCTTGCTGGCAACCCCAGACGCTGGCACCCATCTCTATGTGTGTGGGCCGGCCGGTTTCATGAATTACATCCTCGATTCGGCGCAGAACGCTGGCTGGTCGCAGCACCAGGTACACAAAGAGTTCTTCGCCGCAGACCCTATCGATCAAAGCGCCAATGCGCCCTTCGAAGTTGAGCTGGCAAGCACTGGACAGGTGTTTCAGATTCCGGCCGAACGCACCGTATTCGAAGTGCTCGACGAGGCCGGTATCGCAATCGAGTCATCCTGCGAGCAAGGCGTCTGCGGCACCTGCGTAACCCGTGTACTAGAAGGCATCCCGGAACATCGGGACAAGTTCCTGACCGTGGCCGAACACGCCAAAAACGACCGCTTTACCCCCTGCTGTTCGCGCGCCAAATCATCACGCCTCGTTCTTGATCTGTGAACTCAAACAACACCATCAACACGGAGAACACCATGAACACATCCACTCTCCAAACGCTTGCCGAAGAAATTCCGGCGCCGGCCTTACCCCGCTTTCCCCTCAACCAGTGGTACGTCGCAGCCCTGGGATGGGAGTTGAAGGACAAACCCGTCGGCCGCACGCTACTCAACAAGCCTGTTGTACTGTTTCGCAAAGCAAGTGGCGAGGTCGCCGCGCTGGAAGACCGCTGCTGCCACAGAGCACTGCCACTGTCGAACGGCACGCTCGAAGCCACTGGCATACGTTGCGGCTACCACGGCCTGCTGTTCGATGAACGCGGAAAATGCGTTGAAATCCCGGGCCAGGACAAGATACCGAGCAAAGCCAAAGTGCCCGCGTATCACGTGCGTGAGCAGGACCAGATCGTCTGGATCTGGTTTGGCAGCGAGGTTCAACCGGAGCCGAACTGCGAGCCACCGACCTACCCAGTTCACAGCAATGGCAAGTACTTGTTCGACGGCGACGTGTACCACTACGATGCGCCTTATCAGTTAATCCACGACAATCTCATGGACCTGAGTCATCTGGGTTATGTCCACCTGCGCACCATCGGTGGCAACGCCAGCATCCATATGAACGCGCGGATGAGTGTGGAAAGTGAAGGCAACGTGGTGCGGGTCGTGCGCCACATGCCGGGCTCGATTCCACCCCCCACCTACACGGCCGCCTACCCTTTCAAAGGCACCGTGGACCGTTGGCAGGAAATCGAATTTCACGTCAGTCATCTGCGTATCTGGACCGGTGCAGTAGATGCCGGAACCGATGCCCTGGACGACCCCGATCGCGGTGGCTTCCATATGCGCGGATTCCATGGGGTAACGCCGGAAACCGAAACCAGCAGTCACTACTTCTGGACCATTGCCACCAACCCTGAGAGCGATCCTGAAGCCATCAAGGCCAAGGTTGTTGAGCAAACGGTTATGACGTTTGATGAAGACAAGGTGATTATCGAAGCTCAGTACAAGAATATGTGCCGGTTCGGCATGCGGCCGATGATTGATATACATGTTGATGTTGGTGCGAATCGGGCGCGCCGGATTATTGAGGAGCTTCGTCAATCCAATACAGGACCCGCGCGGCAGGGAGATCTGTAAGTTAGCAGCGGATTTGGCACCTTTGCGCAGGTTTCGCAGACACAAAAAAGCCGATCTATGTGATCGGCTTAACTGTCTGATTTTACTCAAGAAATATGGTCGGGACGGAGTGATTCGAACACTCGACCCCTAGCACCCCATGCTGGGGACGGTAGCGATCTAAGCGATTGTTTTATAACGATAACAGCCCTTCTTAAGCACGGCAAAAAATCCGCTTTTTTGTGCTTTTGCAAACGAAAATACGCGGCCTGCAGAGGAGGTTTTGCGCACGATACACCCTGCAGGTGCTCCTTTTCCTTCCTACACTGAAGGCTCATGCGATTTGGCGACCTGGGGTGCGAAAATGGAAAAAATTCTGCTCGTCCCTTTAACGTGTAGTGCACTCTTAGTTTGCATAATTTTGGCCCTTATTTTCAGTGGAAAATTTCGAGACGACATGCTGAAGCCTGCCGAGAATGAAACAAAGTTTTTCGGCATACTGACAGTAAAGGGTACGGCAATGCTCACGCTCTGCGCGCTGCTCATTGGCGGAATGACTTACCCATTGGTCCGAGAAAATAACTGCACAGCGCGTGTCAGCGAATTAAAAGCCCAAATTGTCGCTAAGTACGAAAACGAGATTACTTTTGCGCAAGGTCAAAACTTGGATCGATTGAAGGCTACGATCGACAGGTTGAAGGATTCGATGGCTGGCGTAGAAGCAGAATGTCAATAAAAAAGACAATTGAAAAATTAGGAACACCACCATGTCAAGGTGACCCAGAAACCCATGCAAGCATATGATCTATAAAGAAAAACAGGTGTTTTAACGCAGGTCCAAAACCGTGACATCCCTCTATAAGAATCAATAACTTAGCGTTGTATATTCCTACAGTAGTTCCCCCTCTCCGGGGTTCTGCAAAGTTCTCCCAACACTCATTTCCGCTGCTACGCTGTCCTCTTCCACGGAGGAATCGCGATGCCCCACTCTGACCTGCTCCCTTCCCTACTATTCAAAATTAACGAAAACCAGCTTGCCTTGGAGGCTGCCATCATGGAGCTGACGCTTTGGGTCGAACAGCGCGGTGCGACCGAAGTCGGTGGCAACGTCCGGGGTGCCCTGGAAGCAATCGACCGGAATGAGGAATTCATCAAGATGACGCTCGCCGTCATGATGACGCCAGAATGACTGATATAAATCTAACCCGCTCGATCGCTACTCAATGCCAGTTTTCTTTGGTTGGGAAGGTGAGGAGCCGAATGCTGGCCATTCAATTTCCATATCTTCTGAGATATCACTAAATTCTTTACTAACATCTTCCGAATTCGGACTGACTGAGTCCCGCATCGTTCTCAGCAGTCGCTGAAGCTTCCGACATTTACGCCAAAACCATTTTGAACGCTCCTCGAATCGGAGGGTGTTGTTGATGAGGAGCAATGCTGCGGGCATTGCCGTAAGAGCGGTCAGCAAATTACGCCCCCCTCTTTCACTCAATCCAATTGCCGTCCAATCCTTCGCATCTGAGCCGACTAATATTGCCGAAACAAAGCTGGCCATGACGGTAAATCCAAACACAAGATGAGCGTAGTTATAGTTTCGTCGCGCCCACAATTGGCAATTGTTTATTTCCTGTTTCAGTTCGCTCAATAACTCCTGCGACATAATTTTCTCCGACAAGATAGACCAGTCCAGAACACTAAATCTGCTTTTGAAGACTAGCCGATCTTTTCGTAAAGAAAGGCGCGCAGTGATAGGTATGACTCAATGAGCACGAATCACAACGACGGCTCGTCGCCGCGCCCTCGCCGAATCACCCTGCCTCGATTACTGTATATCCAAACAGTATAGAAAAGGCATGACCGTGGACCCCCTCGAAATCGAAGACACCAGCGATTGGCTTGGCTGCCCGACTGAGCTTGAGACCTGTCGCTACTTCCTGCGCGTGACCGAAAACGAGGTGCAGGAATTGACCCTGCAATTGCGCAAAGCCCGCGAAGACATTTTCGGCTTGGTGCAGATGCATGCTGATGCCACCAGAGAATGCGGAGTGCTGCGTGCCGAACTGGTGAAGGCCAAGGCGGAGCTCGCAGATTCAAACCGCAGAGCCTCCGACATCGAGACGAAAAACAATTGGGAGATGATGGCCAATAACAAACTGCTCAGCGAGCTGTGCTCCAGAATCAAGGAACTGACAGGTTCCGATCCATTGGACGGGCGCCGGTAGGATCAGCGAGTCACTTCCCGCACGTAGGACTGGCACGCTGCCAGCGCAATCAATCCTTGGTCGCCGGCGTCGGTGATTCCGATAATTCGTTGAGCATGCGCTGGGTCAAGTCGGGCGCGCGTTCCTCCATGAACCACGCCGACGGTTTCGGTACCGGCTGGCATTGAACAGCCACTGGCTGGATCCGTGGCGACGAGGAGGACTGACAGCCGCAGATCAGAAGTAGCAAGGCGAGCGCGCAGGCGAGCCTGATTTGTTTGAGCATCGGTCAGTTCCTTGTGGTGTGTTTGGTCGCTTACCGACAGACGCTGCTCGAGCGCCAGGCGCTTATCCTGATCGGAGCGCACCTGAGCAGCGGCCGCGTTGCTGATTGCGGAGAGATCGTCCTTGTGCAACCCGGCCTGTTCGGCGAGCTGATTACCGAAGCGCCAGTCCTGCACCATCCACGCGCCCACTGCGGCGCCAACCACCAGCATTAGAGCCAGTACCAACAGGCCGATCAGTTTCTGCGTCGGTGTCATCACGGCACATCCTTGAAGAAAACGTGATGACCGAATTTCAGTGTCTGGGTGGCCTTCGCCGTCCAGGCCGGTGCCTTCGGCATCGTGGTCGCGTAATAGTGCGTGGCGCCGCCGGTGGGATCCGGCACCTTGCCGTCGATCACCTGGTCAGCGGCGATCCGTGCTTGGGCCAGTTCGCGGAAAGGGATCGGCTTTGCGCCGGACAGGTAGGCGAAGTTCGGATCGCTCCTGTTCCAGCAGCTGAACTGGTACGGCTTCTGACAAACACCCGCGTAGCCCTCCCCCCACCACGACTTGGCCTTTCCGTCGTTCACGCGGTTGCGAATGGTCCAGGCCACGGCAATCTGGCCGGCCAGGCTTTCACCACGGGCCTCCCCCCACAGCGTACGCGCGAGGATGTCGCGATCTGTTTCAGTTGCGGTCATCACTTTCTCCAGGCAAAAAAAATCCCGCTCAATGGCGGGTGGTCTGCAGCAAATGGGTTAAGCGGGTCGGGCCGGACGATGGCTCTGATCAGGAAAGAATTGAGCACCAGCCTTCCAATTGCTGACCTGGCCCCGATATTTGAGCCACTGCTTGCGCGTGCCGGATAAGAGGTCAGCCGGTGGTTCGTCGGCTTCAGCTTCCTCGATGGCTTCGAGCTGGCGAGCCACCACAACCAGCTCTTCGGAGCGCCAGTCTTCCTCGATCAGCGCATGCTGCTCTGCAACCAGCTTGGCGGCTTCAGCCTCTTTCATGTCCTTGGTGATCAACAACGACCAGTCAATGTTGCTCATCAGAAACCTCCAGATCTTCTGCGGTGACCGCAGGCAATGGCCCTGGCAGCACAACAGGTCCATCGGCTACGTTGATCAAGGGAACCGGGAAAGCCTGCTCGGGGCTAAAGTGAGCTGGAATAGGTAGCAGGAGCGTGAGCAAGATCTCGCCATCCAGTTTTTCAACATCGATGTCGCTGGCCAGCCACTCGCATTGAATCGCGCGGCGCGGCAGCGTGTCCCCCTCCCCCAGTGCCGAAAAATCAAAAGACTCGCCGTTGATGATGAGTGTGTCCCCAGCCTTGATGAGCTCAAGGGTGTCATCCCGGCGTTGCGGCAATAAATTGATAATCATCAAAACCATCTCCCAATAGCGAGCCATTTGAGCGCGTAGGCCCCAGCAGCAATGCCGCTTCGGTCTAGTACAAAGAAACCGGCCGCCGTATTGCTTGATGTCGTAGACGTGGCAGTGTCGGTAATACGAGACCCAAGTACCGCAGTTAAATAGGTAGAAGGTAATGTCCCCGCCAAGAATGCGGCCGGGAAACTCCAGGCGGCCACGTCATACGACGAGCCGCCATAGGCGTTGGTCAAGCTCAACGATTTGGCCTCGCTCTGCGTGCAAATCAGTAGTCCGCTCGCAAACTTCCAGAACTGCCCCGTGGCGGTGGTACCGGACTCCATCAATGCGCCTGTCGGTACACCACCGGCCTGGCTGACCGTCCCCAGAATCGTCAGCCCGAGAGCTGCGCGAGCGAGCGCCGGCGTGTTCGCGCCAGTCCCCCCTTTATCAACGGCGACGGTTTTGTTGGTTCCACTCAGATCAGCCTTCGTCGCTTGAAGCTTCCCCAACGCTGAAAGAATTGTGTCGGTCTCGGAAGCAGCACCCGGGGTGATGACGTCGAGGCCCGTCAGCAGAGTTCCCCGAACCCCAGAGGCGGACATGTATTTGTTGGTCACGCCCTCAGGAAGACCGTCTGTGTTGGATAGATTCAGTGCCGCGCGAACTCCGGCAGTGGTGGGCGTCGTGCCCAGCACCGCCAGTACACCGCCAAACTGATTGACCAGAGCGCGCAGCGCATCGGCTGAGTCTTTGACGTAGCCCTGCATGGGCGCCAACGCGTAACTACCGCTCGCGTTGGTGGTGCCCTGGTAATTCGGTGAAATCGACAACGCTGTGCTGCTGGGAATGTTGACGACTTCGTACCAACCACCGTCGGGCCCACGGAAGGCATCGCCGACCCGACTGTTGGCGAAAAAATCAACGCCAGCCCCAGTCACGGAACCTGAATTTTGGGTAACAGAAACCGTCCCGGTTTTATACCAAGGCATGGCAACTTCCTATTTAGAGTTTGTTTAAACGGCGATCTTTGCGAAAACGGCAGGCAGGAAAAACGCAAAGGGATTGGTAAACCCGTCGGTCACGGCGTAGAGCACCCCGGCATTGAAGTCCCACAACGTTTTCAGCAGCCGCCCCGCCGGCGACCCCGTAACCATGTTCATGCCAAAGGTGTTGATCAGCAGGTACTCGTTTTGGGGAAAGTTGAACGGGACGGTGTAAAAGCTTCGGGTGCTACCCGTTGCCGTCGTTTCAGATCGAACATATGTCCAGTTCTGAAACGAGCGGGTGAACAACGCCGTGGGAGTGCCGGAGTCGAATAGCAGCCGGGATGAGCCATCCCACAAACGCAGGCCGTAAGTCGCGACAGCTTGCCCGCCGAACGTCGCCGCAAAATAGCGGCCGTTCGGCTGGTTGGTGTTCACGTCATAGGCCCGAACATAAAAGCCCGTCCAGTTGCCTGCCGACCCGAGTACCTGCATCGCCGTAAGGCCGGCGATGCCACCGGAGTCCGGTCGACAAAACACCAGGGGCGGTTCCTGGCTGGTAATGACGCGGGGAAAATACGTGGCTGAACCGAGTCCGGATTCCTGAGTTGGCAAATACCGGCCACTGCAAATAACGTTCAGCCGAGCAAACTCCGAATCGATGACCACCTGGTTACTGTTGTTAACGAAGCTCAGTCCATAACTCGCCATCAAGCAAACCTTATGACCATTAAACGCATGGTCCCGCTGGTGGAAAGACTCGCCGCGAAGGTGCGTGTGTAGTTGTATACACGAGCTACCCCCGACAGCATCTCGGTTTCAAACTGAAAAGACGAAGACTCGTTGTAGGGACCGGTCGGGATCACGATGGCCACCGAGTTGGACGCATCACTACCGGGAGCCGAGAAGTCCTGAGTCGCCTTCGCGCCGGTCGCGAACGTGACCAGTGTTGAGAGCACCACTCGCATCGTGAACGAATTTTCATCGACCTGAAGCACGCCATCGGCGCCCCAGATCCGCATTCCATGAGCCATTGCTTACCCCAAATATCCAAGCCGCACGCGTAAAACGTTGTTCGCGTCGTAAACCGACACGTTCAGCGAATTGATCACCAACCGCCCCTGTCCCGGGACAATGCCGTTGATCTCCAGCGTTCCATCCTTGTTGAGAATCCAACCCTGCTGACCGGCGATGTAGTTGGTGGAGCTGATGTAGCTGCCAATCTTCGCATTGGTGATGGTGCCGTCCGCGATGAACGCCGAGTTCATGAACACTTGCCCGCCTTGCACCGCGAACGGCACCGAGATGGCGCCACCGGCGATGGTGTTGACGATGGCGAAGCGATCAGCGCTGACCAGGAACTGGCTTTGCAGACCGGCGCCGGTGTTCTCGATGCCGAGACCTATGCCCGCGGCGATGTATTGGCCTCCCGCAGTGACCTGCATCTTCACCGACCACATCGTCGTCAATTTGCCGTTGGTGTCCGCGAATGCGGTTGAGGTTTCCTGAATCGCGGCGGTGTTTTGCCCGACCTTCACGTTGACCTGGGTGAGTGCCGTCGCAGTGGCTTCCTTGTCCGTGGCCACGGTTTTTCGCAGGTCTGTGACATTGGCTTCGTTTTCGCCCACCTGAGACGTCAATGTCGTGATCTTCTGCGCGGTGGCGAGGTTTTCCGACGCTCTGACCTTCTCCTCACTGGCGATGGCGGCCGTGCTACTCCAGCCCTTTAAGGCATCCGCGACCGCCCCCTCGCCGCCATCATCACGGGATGCGGCACGCAACGCCTGAAAGGCAGTGGCTTGGGCAGTAACTACGCCATCGATCTCCGTAATGTCGGCGGTATTGGTGGCGACCTGTTGAGCCAGCCCATTCGCCGTCTCGATCGTTTGCCCCACATCCAACCAATAGGCGGCGTTCGGCGGTGATGTGTTGATGGGTACCGCGCTTGTGGCTTGATAGATCCGATTGCCAACCACCACAAGATCGTATTCCTCGTAGGTGGCGTCCGGGTCGTACCCCGCAAGCCCGTCGAGCGCATCAATCTGCGTCTGAAGGCCTGGGATCTTGTCGATCTCATCCAGCAGGTCCTGGCCAAGTTCCGTGCGACCGATTTCACCGGCGATCATTTCCAGAATCGCGGCGGCGTCGGAGCTCGACTGGCCCTGCACCCCCATCCCGATCGGGTACCAAGGGCCGATGCTCCCGATCCGATCCACCAAGCGCGCCCAGAAATAGAGCGTCACGCCGGCACGCAGCCCCAGCATCGAGAAATCGCTTTGAGGGTATGACAGGTCGGTCAACTTGGTGGCCGCGTCCAAACTGGTCGTCGGCCCGTACCAGATTTCCGTGCGCTGGGTATCTTCGGCACCAGCCGGAAACCCCCATTTCAGATAAATACCGAACAGCAGAGGCGTGGCCGTCAGGAACGACACCGCCGGCGGCAGACCTTGTTTACCCTTGAGGTTGGTCAGTATCGAAGCGCGCCAGATCGACGAGATGTCGAAGGCGCTCACGGCACGGATGCGGGCCACGTAAGCACCGGCATAGATGCCCACCACGTCGACACTGGTCATCCCAGTGCGCTGCAGCTTGATCCAGTTGCCGCTGTCCTTGCGCCACTCGACGTCATACCCGACCGCGCCGTTCACCGCCGGCCAAGCGATGGTCATGGTGGCGACGGCAATGCCCTGGGATACGACCGAGTTCGATGTGACCGTGACGCTCGCCGGCGCAGGAACGACGGTGATCGGAATCACGCTGATCGGCCGCTCTGCCGTTGAACGCGAAGACGCTGCCGCCAAGCTACTGGCCCAGCAAAAAGAACTCGACGAGCTGCGCGAGAAGCAACGTATTTCCGACGCTGAGGCTGAGGTGTTGCGCAAACAACGCGCCGAGGAAGACCGCCTGCGTTTGAAGAAGCAGCAGGAGGATCTGGACCAGCAGCGCCACGACATCGAAGCGCAACAACGCCAGCAACGCGAACGCGACGCTCAGTATCAGCGGGACCAGGAAGAGCTGGCCCGTCTACGCGCCCAGGCGGCCGCACCCGCTGCAACGACTTCTGTAATTGCGCCAGCGATCACAGAGAAAGTCGAAGTCGCTCCTCTCGGCGAGCATGCGGCCGCTGCTGAGTCCGACGACGTGACCGTCGATGCACCACCGGTTGAAGACATTGTCGAGGTTGTAGCCCTGGGCTTCGACGTGGACCTCGACACTGCTCGCGCCTGGCTTCACGCCATCCGCTTCTAAACATCCTTTCCATCTGAAGGCCGACCTTCCTCTTGTCGGCCACGGAGAGCGCAATGACCGATTCAGACACCCAAGCACAAACCGGCCTCGCCACGTACCACGATCCATCGCACAACGCAGCAGCGCTCATCCTCGACCCCGGCACCATGAAGTCGATGAGTGACCTCGCGCTGATGATGTCGAAGGGTGTGACAACAGTCCCCAAGCACCTGAAGGGCAATCAAGCTGACTGTATGGCGGTAGTGCTACAAGCAATGCAGTGGCAGATGAACCCCTTCGCTGTTGCGCAGAAGACGTTCATCGTCAACGGCGGTGCATTGAGCTATGAGGCGCAGCTCGTCAACGCGGTGATCACCGCCAAGGCACCAGTCAAGGGCCGCTTGAATTTCGAGTGGTTCGGTAGCTGGGAAAACGTCATCGGGAAGATGCGCGAAGTCATCAGCAAGACCAAGAAGGACGAGGACACTGGCGAGTTCAAGAAGTACCGTGTTCCGGGCTGGAGCTTTGACGACGAGAAAGGTCTCGGGATCAAGGTTTGGGCGACCTTCAAGGGCGAAGACGAGCCTCGCGTTCTGGAGCTTCTGCTCACCCAAGTCCGCACCCGGAACTCTACGCTTTGGGCGGAAGACCCCAAGCAGCAGATTGCCTACCTGGTGACAAAAAAATGGGCGCGACTCTTCTGCCCGGACGTCATCCTCGGCGTCTATACGCCCGACGAGTTCGAAGACTCGTACGGCGGCGAAATCGATGTCACCCCTTTGAAGCAGGCTGCGAACACTGCCGCCTCTTCCAGCGTGTCGTTCGGCCCGAAATCCCCGTCGCCGGAAATCGACGGAGTATTCGCAGACCTTTTGGCCGTCGCGAAGCAGCAGGACATCGAAGCTTATGCAGCAGCTTGGGCAGGTCTCAAGCCGAAGCAGCGCGCAGCAATCGGCCTGGAGTGCCATGAAGCGCTCAAGGCCATGGCGGCAACTGTTGATGGCGACTTCACCTACATAACTGGCACCCACGACGACCTGTCTCAGGCCGAGGAAGCAGCGTAGTGAGAACGGAACTTCAGGGCACTGAAAAGTGGCATGCAGACCGATCTGGCCGAGTGACAGCCAGCCGGTTTAAAGACGTGATCGCCTGGGGGAAGCCAGACAAAAATGGGAAGCGCGAGCCTATGGGGGCTCGTACCTCATACATGCGTGAACTGTGCTTTGAGCGACTGGCGAAGAAGTCCAAGCACAACGTCAGCAGCGCTTCCATGAAGTGGGGTCACACCGAAGAACAGAAGGCCCAGGACGCCTACGAGATGCTGACCGGCAACATCGTCATACCGTCAGAGTTCATCGTCCACCCGAAGTACGACTGGCTCGGCTGTTCACCAGACGGCCTCATCAATGATGACGGGGGCACCGAGTCGAAGTGCCCTTTCAACGAGGCGATTCACGTCAGGACCTGGCTCGAAGGTATGCCCGAGGAACACGTGCCACAGGTCCAGGGCTGCATGTTCGTCACGGGACGGAAATGGTGGGACTTTCTGTCGTTCGATTCTCGTCAGGATGAAGAGTGTCAGCTCTACATCGAAACCATTTACCGCGACGAAGACTACATCGCCAACCTTCACATAGAGCTGGTCCAGTTCAACCTGGAGCTGAATCGCATGGTGGATGAAGTCGCGGACAAGGCCAGGGCGCAGGCCCATCGCCTAGGAGCTTGATCATGATCAGCGATCTGAAATACGACATCGAGTTCCGGCGCGATAAAGCGCACGAGCTTTCCAGTCAGGTCGAACAGCACCTAGCCGCGGGCGGACGCTTCTCCAGAGCAGAGCCCACTCAGATCAATCCCCCACCGGCGGAGCGCTCGGCGAAGATCGATCCCGACACCATCCTCAAGCGTCGGCGTCCCGCCATCACCGCAGCTGAACGCAAGGCGCTGCGGAAACTCGCGGAGGCGTTATGAGCAAGCGCAAGGCAAACAACGGCTTCGCCCGGGCCGAACGAAGCTGCCGGGCACTACTCCGAACCAACCACGTCGCGGTCGTGAACATCGACCCTAGCGGCACGCAGATCATGGCGAACTGGAAGAGCTGTCGGCAGATCCGGAGCCTGGCGATTGCCAACGCTCTATTCGACTTCGCATACCACTGGACGATATACCTCAGCGCCATGTGTCGAGACGAGCGAGGCGTCGAGTACGTCAAATCGGTGGAGATATCGCCGAAGGGTATTTACAAGGTCGAGCGCCTGACGGATGCCATCGAGCATTACTACCTGGAACTGCGGAATAGCTGCAACCCAAACCACATGGTTGCGTCTGGATGGATCGCCGTTCCCGCCGAGCTATCACTTGAAGAGGCGCAGGCAGCGCAGTTGTTCTACGCCGCCGGTGCCTGGCATCAGGTGAAGGTCGCAGCATGAGACGGATCAACAACCAGGTGCGCCAGCGCCGACGACAGACATGGCTGGATATACCAGCCCACGGAATTGAAGAGGCAGGCCATGGCCAAGAGCAACGCGGAATTGCAGAAGGACAAGCGCGCCAAGGAGAAAGCCTTGCTCGACCGGATCGGCGCCGAGAAGCGCACGCTGATTGTGTCGAAAGCGCTCGCTGATGCACTTCAGGTGCTGGGTGATCGGCACGCCTTCGAGGAATGGCAGGAGACGGTGTCGACGTTCCTGATCAACCTCGCCGCCGCGCCAGCGGAAGAATCTGCCCGCTTCGCCAGCATGTCGCGACCTGAAATCGTTGTTTCTGAAAAGTGGTCGCGACAGCTTGATAGGTTCGCAAAGACTGGTATCGAGCCTTAGCTATCTTGGCGCTCTAACTTGATCATAAGCTCATAGAGCCTTGAGTACTCAGTCAGTGCTTCTTTTATTTCAACTTTGTAATTATCAGGCGTTGGACTTGTAGCGGCCTCTGCCGCCGCAATGCCTTGCACATCAAAGGCTATCGACGCCAAATCAAGCGGATCCAAAAACGGTTCAGAAACAAAAATTTTACTGGCTCTGTTTCTTCTAGCTATGTTTGCCAATTGAGCAGCAAGAAGAACTTTCACGCTGACAGTAATCTCAACTTTAAGCTCGTTAAGACAATCATATTCTTTTACGAGATCTAACAGCTTCCAAAATTCATGGGCCCTTGGATCTACAGGGGAAGAACTTGCAAAGCCGCCACCATGCTTGAGGGCGAGCCCTAGAAAAACTCGCAGCATTTCAATTCGAGACTTATTCAAGCTCGCAATTGCTTTTAAAGCTTCCGCCTTTACCTCTTTCAGCTTGACAACATTCCCAGCAATTGAAATCTCCTGCACTTCTGGCGCATAGCCTATGACCATACCAAGCACCGCAAACGCCACAACAAATGCAGTGAATTCAGTCCCTGAAAATTTACCCAAACCTAACAAGTAAAACGCTAAGTACGTAGCAACCCCAAATAGCAAAAAACCAAGTATCCCCAGAAAAACGCGCATAAATCCCCTCCGCAAAAAAGGGACTATACCTCCCGAGGATCCCCTATGTCCGCACAACAGAAATTACCCCAGTTCATCCATGGCCAGCCAAGCATGGGCCTGCCGTTCGAAAAAGAACTGGTCGTGGACCTGTTCGCCGGGGGCGGCGGCGCCAGCACCGGCATTGCCCGGGCGTATCGCGAGCCGGACGTGGCGGTAAACCACAACCCAATCGCCCTGGCCGTGCATCGCGCCAACCATCCGCAGACGGCGCACTATGTTGCCGACGTGTACGAGGTAGACCCGCGCGAAGCCACAGGCGGACAGCCGGTGGCGATCATCTGGGCGTCACCTGATTGCCGTCATCACAGCAAGGCGAAAGGCGGTGCGCCGCGCGATCGCGGTGTTCGTGGGCTGGCATGGGTGGTAATTCGCTGGCTGTTCGTCACCAGGTCTCGCCTGCTCTTCCTCGAAAATGTTGAAGAGTTCTGCGACTGGGGCCCGATCGATGACGATGGCCAGCCAATCAAGGCCGAGCGCGGGCGCACGTTCAAGGCATTCATTACCGCGATCAGCACGGGGCTCGCCGCCGATCACCCGGACATGCCGGAGATCATGCAGGCCATCGGCGAGTTCGTACCGATGGACGCACTGGTGCGTGGCCTTGGCTACAACGTCGAATGGCGTGAGCGCATCGCGGCCAACGCCGGCACGCCGACCATTCGCAAGCGTCTCTACCTGGTAGCTCGCAGCGACGGCAAGCCGATCGTCTGGCCAGTGCCGAAGCGCCACAAGTTGCCGACCGCCAAACAGCAACCCTGGCGCACTGCCGCGGAGTGCATCGACTGGAGCAACTTGGGCCGCACGATCTTCCGCGCCAAGCCTATGGCTGTGAACACGATGCGCCGCGTGGCCAAGGGCTGTTGGAGGCATGTGCTGACCAGCGCGAAGCCGTTCATTGTCCCGATGCGCGGCACGTCAGAATCGCACACCAGCACTCACGGCGTGGATGGAGCCTTATCGACCATCAGCGCCGGCGGCACGCATCACGCACTGGTGCAGCCGGTAGCGGCGCCATTCCTCACCGAGTGCGCCAACGGCTCATCTCAACGGAACTTCAGTGCGGTCGAGCCTTTGCGTACACAGGTTGCACAGGTCAAGGGCGGCCACTTCGCCTTGGCTGCCTGCCACCTGACCCACCTCACCCATCACGGAGAACGCAGCGGCTACTCTCCCGATGATCCCTTCCGGACAGTAACTGGCGCCAACCGAGGCGAGCAGGCGCTTGTCGCCGCGAACATGGTCACCCTGCGGAAAGGGTCGGTTGGGGCCGACGTTGCTGGCCCGCTCGGCGTAGTCGCCACCAGCACTGGACACCACGCCATATCGACGGCGTTCTTCGAGCAGGCGAACGGCGGCTTCTACGACGGCGATGGCCGCGCCGCAGATTCACCACTTTCGACCATCTGCCAATCCGGCGCTAACCAGCGGCTGGTCAACGCCTACCTGGTGAAGTACTACGGGAACGAGAAGGACGGCATCTCGCTCACTGAGCCGATGCACACCCTGCCGACAAAGGACCGGGTTGCGCTGGTCGAGGTTGTTCAGGTGCCTGACACGCTGACGCCTGAGCAGATGGAGGGCGCCCGCCGTTGCGCCGCATTCATGCACGAGCATCTGCCGGAGCATTTCAAAGACCCGGCCGGAATGGTCATGGTCGGCGGCTATGTGCTGGTCGACATCACCCTCCGCATGCTGCAGCCACCTGAGCTGAAGGCGGCGCAGGGCTTCGACAAGGGTTACATCATCGACCGCGGGTTGTTCGTCGACCCGGTAACCGGTGTCGAAGAATGGCGCGACATAAACAAAACGGACCAGGTTCGGCTGATCGGCAACAGTGTCTGTCCGGACGAAGCCGAAGCACTGGTCGCCGCAAACGCCGCCGACATCATCGAGCTTTACCAGCGCCTAGCGGCCTGATTGAAGAGCCCATCTTTCGGTACCGCTCTGAATGAGTGGCGGATAATGACCAACATCACGTTCAGCCTGAAGCCACGCCCTGGTTTGCTCGATATCGAAGTGATAGTTGTTCACCCGCTTAACCGCCAACACAGTGCCAGTGATGTCGTATCGACTGCATTCCACGCAGTCGACTGATCTGCCGCCGTCTGCAAATGGCCACGTCTGGGCTAATGCCCCGCAAATGTAGCACTCCATATTCACCTCCGTTTTGCTGATCGCTGAACTGTAGCTGATCCCTCACCACCCTCCACCGCCCGGGCATGACCCGGCATAGGACGCCCCATGCCCACAGAAAACAAAATTGCTGAGCCGCTTAAGGTCGAGCGCTCGACAGTGACGAAGCTGGTCATCACCGGCGCGCCGCGGCTTGACGCGATCACCGTGTTTCTCGAGGACTTCGGCCGCCGCGACTGCCCGATCGAATCCAACCCGAACTATCAGACCGCCCAAGGCAAGATCACCATCAACTGCTGGGACAACAGTTGGAACGCCTACTGGGGCGGCATGGGGCCGCGCACCGTCGCCGAGTTCGTCGCTGACTGCGGCTGGGACTACGTCCTGAATTGCTTGGATCGCGGCATCAGCCCCACCGTCTTCAGCGGCGACACGCTGAACGCCCTGGCCAAGAAGTGCATCGTCCAGCGCCGGCGCCAACAGACTGGGCGACACGACTGGGAACTAGGCGAGCTAGGCAAAGAGGAAGCTCGCGAGCTCTGGCAGGACATCGACGCGCTCCGCAGCATCGAGAGCTAAAGCGAATGCTGGCATCAAAGCGCGCTGCTGACCGAGTTGTTCGGTGATGAATGGCAATACCCGCTCGACGGCAAGGCAGTCGAAGAGAACCACAAATTCACGTACCTGCGCCGCGTTGTCGAAGCGGTCCAGCAGGCGCTGCGTCAGGAACAGCAGCAGGTGGCAGCATGAAGCGCATCTACCTCAGCGGGCCGATGTCCGGACTGCCCGAACTCAACTTCCCCGCCTTCGCCGCAATGACCGCCAACCTGCGCACCGGCGGCCATGCCGTAACCAATCCAGCCGAGCTGAACCCTGACGGCGGTTTATGGAACGACTGCATGCGCCGCGACATCGCCGCCCTGATGGACTGCGACACGGTGGCCACGCTCCCGGGCTGGGAGCATTCAAAGGGCGCCCGCCTCGAAGTGCTGATCGCTGAACGCCTCGGCATGACGGTGGTGAACGCCCATGATCTGGTATCGATGGAGATTGGAGGAACATCTGAGCAGTGCAAAGGCCATTAAAACTGGCCGTCACTCAGACAAGCGTCGTATTTCCTCACGCGTGGGCATTGTCCAGTCCGACGCTCTTTTCTCATAGATTGATTGTTCTGGCTTTGTAGGCTCGTAACAAAAGGCTAAAAAATAGATAGCTAGTGACAATGCTGCAACACCTGCACGCGCGAGAGGATCCGCGTTTTTGGAGAGGCGTCCGCCAGGCGCAACTTGGATCGTTGTACCCCGAATATATGCAAACACTGCCTGACCAAAAAACACCTGCAAAAAAAGCACGGTCCAAAAACTCTTCCAGTCACCTACGAATCGAGCAAATACATTCGTAAGCGAAGCGGTCGTCATCACTAGAAATAACCAAAGCTTATAGCGCCTCAAAAACTCCATAGCTCTATTTTCCGACTTCAAATCGCTTTCTCCAATCAACGAACTCAGCGTATTCAGATATCGGCCAGAGTAAGCCGATCCTAAATCACGCGATCCCTCCCGCTTCAAAGTCAGCCGCTATAGCGGCAAGGAAGAAGACATGCCCACAGAAAACCAGTTCCTAGATCCATTTGACCCTAAACGTCGATCAAACGAGCTGCCTGGTTCGAATCGATGATTGGAATCGCCCCAGTGCCTTGATGTTCTGAAAACCACTCCCGCGTTAATTCCACGTCAAAGTGCCATTTATGGGCTTTCATCAGCACAAGCGCAGTACCAGTGATTCGATAGTACCCGCACTTCGGACAGCCTCTTTGCTGATAATCGACACCAGCATCGACGATTGCCGCTGGCCCATAGCAAACCAAACAAGTCATCGCTCTCCCCCTTTGGGCTAATGGCTCCGCTGTAAGAATTCCTCCCCGCTCTCACTCGCCCGGGCGAGACCTGGCGAAGTACGCTCTACGCCCACAGACACAACACGGCCGAGCCGTTCCAGCGCGAAGACCGCTACGAAACTCCTCTCCTTCAAAGTCAGCCAAACGGCGGCACATCGAATGAAATGAGAAGCTCAGATAGCAGGCGGGAGGTTGTTGGTATGAGCAATGATCGGGGCATTCATAAAGGCGTCCCAGCACTGATAGGCGTCGTGCTGCCTCTTAGTCGCAATTTCCCACTCGGGTCCCGAAACACAGCTGGATGACACAAGCATCATCATTCCCATGGTTGCGGCGTCCAGCTCTAAAAGGAGCTCGTGTGATTTCAATCTGAAGTCATCGATCGATGCCATGTCTGTGCCCTGGGCGGAGCACACCGCCATCGAGTAACTGTTGTCACTCAGGCGGTTGAGTGCAACGTGAAGAGGTTAGTTCATACCCATTCGACCGTAGTTACGCCGACCCTCACCTCCTCCTTCAAAACAAGCCGCTATGGCGGCAAGGACGAAGTCATGCCTGAAGAAAGCGAACAAAACCTACGGAAGCAGATCACCGCCTATATGAGCGGCGCGGGGGGCTCCCGGGACAACTGGTTCTGCACCTGGTGGTTTCGGTTCCATATCGAGCCGTTCACCACCAAGCAGGTCCGAAGAGAGCTGGAGTGCATGAAACATGACGGGCTCGTTGAGTCGGATCACAGCCAAAGCAATAACACCAAATGGCGGCTCACCAAATACAAGTCTGAAGGGGTGAAACCATGATCGCCCTCGCCTGGTTCGCCTACATGTACTGCTACAAGGGGCCGCGGTGAATAGAAACCGCCTCATCAGCCACCGAATGAACCGGAAAGTAGTTCGACAACTGATGAGGCGCAAGCTCAAACAATAGCTCACTTACTCAACTTGTCGTGGACGGAACCATGTCCGGGGCCGCGGCGATAGCCAAGAAGTGTCCCCCTCACCAGTCACTTCAGGGACGAGCTGATTGGGCTGCAACTGGTGAGGTGAACGATTAAACGTTAGCCGACCTTCTCCGCTTTGTATGTTGCCCTTCATCTCATTTTTTCAACACTCATTTATCAGCTGCCGGTAAACGGCCGGCGAGGAATTCTGCATGCGAAAAGTTATGCGATCGGTCGCAGATCCAGGCGCGGAACACGGCTTCCGAATCGAGCCTGCAACATATGAGCAGGCCGAAGAGGTTGCTGGGTTCCGGCTTGATCGACGGCGAAAATATTGGATCACCAAGGACGGCGAGGTCGAGGAAGAAGGTGTTGTGACGATGGCGTGTAGCGGGTGCAGCTGCGGATGTGAGGGTGGCTGCAGTTGCGGCCCGTCGTCCGGATGCAGCGAGTGCGGATACACGGGCAAACGGCGCTTCTACTTCGGTTACCCCGCTCAATCCCCCGAGCAGCGAAAAGAACTTCACAGCCTTTAACCACCTTCTGCCGCCACGCGCGGCATGGAGCACCCAATGAAACGAGAACTGATCAAGATCAGTGAGTTCCAGCGCCGGCGCTGGGGCGAGAACGGCACCCCGCAATGCCCGCAGGCCATCCGTAACCACATCCGAAACGGCATGGTGCCCGGCGAGCAGATAGGAAAACTCTGGTACGTTGACTGGACAGCATTCAATCGCTCGGACGGCAACGATCTGGTGGCGATGGTATTGAAAGGAGCTGCATGATGGTCCCACGGCCGCGCAACAAGGCGAACAAGAGCCTCCCGCAGAACCTTTATTTCGATTCGCGGCGCTCGACTTATCGCTACCGGCGGCCAACCGACGGGAAGTGGTTTCAGTTCGGAACCGATCGCATCAAAGCAATCGATGCAGCGAAGCAACTGAATCTGGAATTTATGCGCGGCGCTGACCTGATCGGCGCCGTGATGGGCAGCTCGTCAGAATCATTTGCCGGCTTCCTCAACACCTACGAACGCGACGTTTTGCCACCGCGCGAGCTCGCCAAAGGTACGCTGGGTCTTTACGCGGTGCACTTCCGGCGTTTCCGCAAGCAGTTCGAGGGCAAGGCCGTCGATCAGATCACCATTCGCATGGTCGCGGAGATGCTCGACGCGCTCACCCCGCGCACCGCGAACCAGTGCCGGGCGCTACTGATCGACATCTTCAATCACGCAGCGTCCAAAGGACTGTGCCCGGACAACCCGGCGGCCAGCACCATCAACCGGATCGAGAAGAAGCAGCGCAAACGCCATACGGTTGAAGGACTGAAAGCCATCCGGGAGAAGTCGCCGGCCTGGCTGCAGAACGCAATCGATTTGGCGTTGATCACCGCCCAGCGCCGGACAGACATCCTTGATATGCGTTTTGATGGCAGTCGGGAGGGTTACCTGTACGTGGTGCAGAAGAAGACGGCCAAGGCCAGTGACGCGGCATGGATACGATTTCTGATAACGCCGGAGTTACAGGCGGTCATCAGCCGATGCCGCGACGATGTCGTATCGCCCTACTTGGTGCACCGGAAGCCCGAGCGACGGAAACAGAAACAGGCGCAGACCAAGGATCACTGGACAAAGGTTGAGGAGAGATATTTGACGCGAGCATTCAAGGAGGCCAGGGAGGCGGCGAACTGCTACGCGGAATGGAAGGAAGAAGAGATGCCGGGCTTCCACGAAGTGCGAGCGCTGTCGCTGCATCTGTACAAGAAAGCCGGAAAGGACGGTCAGAAAATTGCTGGCCATGCGAGCGAGGGCATGACCAGAAACTACCAGCGGGACCACGAGGAAATCGTCTGGTCCGAAGCAATTCCGGACCTGAATATCAGCGAAATCACCGGGTAGTTTTGCGCCAGTTTTGCGCGGGTTTTGCGCAGACACAAAAAAGCCGATCTGACTGATCGGCTTAACTGTCTGATTTTACTCAGGAAATATGGTCGGGACGGAGTGATTCGAACACTCGACCCCTAGCACCCCATCTCCTTTTTCATACTTCTTGAAAGCTTCCAAAATTTTACTCTGGATTTTTCTAAGCTAGTATTTACTTGAGCTCCAGCGGTGTTCTGTTCTACGAGAGTCCAGTAACGTCCATCAAGAGCCGACGCTTTTGTGGGGGTAAAAGTAGGGGAAGTCCATTTTATGGCCAAAATCACCATCAAAGAACTCGATTCGCTGACCACCAATGATGCCGGCCGCATCCTCCGGGAGGATGGCAATCTGGCCGGTCGAATCTCAGTCCGCAAGGACGGTGTGTCGGTCAGCTTTTTCTATCGTTATCGCTGGGGCGACCAGAACAAAGAGTACGCCTGCGGAACCTGGCCGCGCAAATCCCTGACAGACATCCGCAAGGCCCGCAACCAGGCCCGGGCGCTCATTGATGAGCAGATCAATCCCAACGAGCAAAAGAAAACCGCCAAGGCACAAGCATACGCCGCTGCTAACCTAGAGGCTGAACTAGTAAAAACGACGAAGGTGAAAACGCTGACCGTCCAGGATCTAGCCAAGGCGTGGCTGTTGGATGGCGTGGCGCGCAAAGATGGCAATGCTGAATTGCAGCGCCGTTTTAACAAGGACCTTTTTCCGGCACTCGGCAAGACCGCGGTGAGCAGCGTCTCCGAACACGATGTTCGGGCGCTGATCCGGGCCGTGATCAACCGCGGCGCTCACCGGCAAGCCATCAGTTTCTTCGCCGACCTCACTCAGATGTTCAGCTGGGCCAGAAAGCGTCAGCCCTGGCGGGCCTTATTGATCGAGGGCGATCCGACTGAGCTGGTCGACATCTCCCC